GTATAAGTTTCGTTCCTAACAGAATAATCTATGGTAGGATATTCAGTAGAATTACTATCTTCAAAAACAACTATTACTGATTGAGAATCAACATCAACTCTTCTTCCTTCATTGGGAGCAATAGACCGAACATCAATAAATCTTGGAGTCTCCATATGGGATGAAGATATTGCACCTGCACTTCGCAATGCCGTAATAGCAGAACTCCATCTATCTTGTAATAATGTGATAATGAATGTCACTTCATCCATGTTGAAACCTCTTTAGTAATTTCCTTCTCTAACTCTTTTTGAAATATATCCATAGCATTTTTTAAAGTATCTTCTTCTGAAAAACTCATATCAAAACCCAAATCATCTTCTATCTCTTTTAACAAAAGATTTCTTTGTTTTTGTATTTCCAAAATCTCATTAAATCTAGCCATCAATTGTTTCATAATATCACAAACTATAAATTACTATTTTCTTACCATTTAGAGTTTCCATTGCTTCTTTTACTAATATATCATGCTTAGTTTTTAAGTCAATATTAGAACCTGTTTCAGCAATTAATATTGAATTATCATCATGTCTTATTATTTCAGCAGCAACCAATTTAGTTGCGGCATCATGTATAACTCCGGGTACTCTAGAATCTCCACTTACATAAGTTACTTTACAAGAATGGTTTTGTACATAAGGATAATTTCGTAAGAAGAATATCTTTCCTTCTGAATCAATAGTCCAATAATCTCCTAATCTTCTTTGGTCTTGATTGTCAGTAAAGTTAGTCTTACTTCCTGCACTTGCAGTTATAGTACAATCTGAACCATCATCACCGGGTAATAGAGAAGAGATAATCACTTTACTACTATCCTCAGTATCAGTAGATGCATAAAAGAAATCAGATACATTTCTAGTTAATCCACCACTTGTAGCAGTCCTAGATTTAGGTGCAACTTCCCCAGTAAACTGTGCTGTTTTTTGCGGGAACACTTCATTAATTGCATCTACTACTTGACTAGCCGTAGTTTTTTTACCATATGAACCAAAGAAATGAGTACCTTCTGTTAATACAAAACTAAAATTACCAACTCCCAAAGTTAAATTATATCCTGAACCAGTTGCAGGTGGAGAATAAGAAGCAGTAGCAGAAGCCAAGTCAACATAACTATTACCTTGCCATACTTCTAATCTAACTATTTTTAATATTTTAGGTCTTTCTAATTGTATAAATCCTACATAATCTTTGTATGGTTGAACGGGATATTGAGCGTGTCTAAAGAACTCAAAATTATGTACTTCATCTTTGTATATAATTGGTCTAAAAGGATGGCCTACTTTATCATCTATCTTATCTTCAACTCTTTTAATTATTTTACCTACTTCTGCTCTTGTAGGGGTCGTACTATCCGTAAACGCACTAATTTGTAATAAGTTAGAAATATCAGTATGTGTTGTATAATACCCAAAACCTATATTATAATTCACATCAATATTAGTGAAATCGCTTGGTGATGATGCTTTACCCATTTATTTCACCCCAAATCAAAACCTATCCACCATCCGTTCTAAACTTCTGTATGTCGCCTTTAGTCTATTAATTGTTCCTACATCTTTCAATTGGTATTCCCCCGTTGAACCATCTTTTTCTGATGATATTGTTTTTGACCCACCACGTTCTGTCATTCTTTTACCCCTACGTTCAGGAGATAAAAATGTTTTATTAACATTAAAGTTATACTCACTTAAATATTCTTTTACTATTTCATCTATCTTTATTACAGGAAATACATTACTAGTTATTTTTAATCTACCTGCATCTGTAATTTCTTTTCTTCCAAGAGCATTTGTACCATCTTCTTTTTTGTCTGATACCATTCTTTTTTGTCTAGGTGATTTATACCATGTTAAAAATTCTTGAGGTTCTTTATTTATAGCAGCATCAATGAAACTTGCACCATATGTTTGAATAATTTCTTCTAAGATTTCTTTTTCAGAATCTATATCAACAATATCTTCATCCCCTTCATCAGATTCAATGATTAATTTATTTTGCTCATCAATTGATACAGAAGCATTTGCCTTATCTCTAATTGATTTTTCTGCTTCTAACACCTTTGTTCTATCTCTAGCCGCTTCTAAAATTTCTTTCTGTTTGTCTTTTTCTTCGCCACTATAATCACCCGTTATTGCTGCTATATCAGATTTATTTAATTTCATCTTTTTATATGTAATATCTAAACTACCTGTTTTTAATTTACCATTTTCAGGCTGCACAAAACTCATAATTGCATTTTTTATAGGATTGGTTACAGGTCTATTTAAATCCAAAGATATATTTTCCATAGTAAAAGATTCAAAATATGACTTCGCTTCTGCAAAATCTGTAAAACTTTTATCTTCTCCTAAACCGTAAAAAATATATTCGTCATCACCATCTTCATTAACTTCTACACGCATTGCGTAAATAATACCTGATTTTCCTGTAACTTTTTTAGAATCCTGAATACCTCTTTCTTGTATATCTTTAGCATCAAATATAGTGCCTACTTTTACCTTTACTGTTTTCTTAAATGATTTTCTTTTACCTGACTTTAAATTGCCTTTTCTATCCATTATCTTTGCATCTTTTAACATTTTTTCTATGTATTTTTCAGAGTCAAATGTAATTCCACTATTACTACTATTAACATAATTACTTAGATTAGAACTTAACATAGGTTTTCCTGAAAGAAATGCATCTAATGTGCTATTATCACTACCCTCTACTTCTAAAGTATAATTGATAACTCTATCTACTTTGGCTTTATTCTCTAAATCTTTTACTTTAAACTTAATATCATCCATTCTTTTTTTAGTAATTTCACTAAACAAGGGTGAATCATTTAAAAGATTTCTATTCTTCAAATCTTTAATTAAAGACAGTAGATTTTGTTTTTGAATTACTTCTAAAAATCTACTCATATACATTCCATATGATTCGTGAGAATAATACGGTCTATTTGGATTACTTAAATCAATTTCTGAACTATTAACATCTAAGTTCTCAAACTTCCTTTTATCTAAGGTATCATATACAAGGTCATCTAAATTATTCATTTTAGGATTACTAGATTGTACCTCATGAAAAATGTAAGTGACTAAGTGTTCGTATAACTTTACATTCTCCATAAGTCTAACATGACTATAAGTTAAATATTTAGGCTCTAATATAATATCTGATTGGGTTGGACTATTATCATCTTCAACAAATATTCGTTCTGCTTCTGCCATTTACTCACCATATTTACGCCAACCATTTAGCCCAAGCAACTGCTTTACCAATTCCTTGTGCTATCCCCAATCCACTTTGAGGTGGTGTATATGTTGGTTGCCCTGTTTGTGGGTCAATCCAATATGGATTGTTAAATTGGTCATAACCTGATGGTGGTATAGGATAGCCACTACCATTGTTCATAGCCATTTGTTGTTGCATTACTTGTTGATTCATTCCACCCATTGCAGGTGCGCCCTGTATATTTGCAGGATTCATACCTTGAGGATTACCCATTGCAGGATTCATACCTTGAGACATTGAACCTGAACTAGATGCAAAACCTTGAGATTCTAAATATTGTTCTTTAGCCATCTTTCTTTGCATAATAACTTCTGTATTAAGTGCAGCACCTAAAATATTTTGTAAATCTAAAGTAATATTTTCAGCAGTTATAGACTCATATTCTCTCAATGAATCAGGATGTACTTCTAAATCTCCACCTGCACCTTGAATAAATTTTAATCGAGGTAGCATTTGTCCTAGTACTCTTTGTGTAACATCTTCTAATAATTTTTCAAATGCTGTTAAAAACGCTTCACCATGATAATAGAAGAACTCTTCTACATGATTTTCTTGTAACGTCAATAAATTATTCATTGACTTAAATTGCGTTTGTTGATTTTGTGTTATCTGATTCGATAACGACCCGTTACTTGTACCTAGCCACCCCATTCGTCTTCCTCCTTATTTTCTTGTATTTGTGTTCCTTCTATTAATAATTTTTTAACTCTTTCATTATGTGCATTATTTTCTATAATTAATCTAAACAATTCTTCCTCTCTTGTTTCTGTATTCATTTGCGGGGGTTTTATAGTCCATCCTAATGCTGATAAGTTTTGTATATCCTGTTGTTTCAAAGTAGTTAATGGCCCACTTGCAATTGGATTTAATGATTTCATACTAGGCACATAAGCACTAAATGACAATCCATGTTCCTCCGCAAGCATTTGTTGTTCTAGCATTTCATATTGCCTATGCATATGAGAATGCTTATCACAATAAGTACCTCTCATTGGGTAGCCCTTCCTAACTTTATGTAAAGGTATCGGTGGTCTAGTTGAATCAGAAGCATTCCAACGCTTTTGTGTACCACATACTACACACCTATCTTTTATATTAAATGCAAACTTATATGGAATTTTTAAAAATGTTTTTTTCTCAGGTTTAAGAATGGCAACAATTTCCTTTAATTGTTTTTTTGGTTTATTGCTTTTAAATTCATATGTCATTATAGAACCCGGCGCTCGAGCCATTTGTTTAGGAGGTAGAAACGGGTTTGCTTCTACATATGCATTGGTAGAACCAATCAAACTAGGAGGTTGATAATTCATACTCATAATCTAACCCCATCCATTTCTCTACATTCAATACAGTTACAAAATTCACTCATAGAACAATTCAATGTTGTATAATATCTTTTTTCTTTTCTTTTCATTTAATCACCTAATAATCTTTAATCATTGTTAATACACCACGATATACCATTTCTGAATCTGATTTTGCACTCACTATGTATTTGAAGCATGGTATTCCCTTTTCATTTAATTTTGTCATTCCGCTTTTAAAAGTCTCAAATATTGGATGGTCTTTAATTTCTCCTTTATGTGGATATTTATCTTTCCATAAATCATATTTGTTAGCCCATATACCTACTGCTATTGGATAATCATGAGATTTTTTTCTACCTTTTTTATTTATAGCATCCCAATAAGGAGAACATATTGTATCAACTAAAAAAGTCCAACACAATTGTTGCTCAATATCATAATGTTTATCCATATGTCTGTCATCAATCATGAATATGATATACTTAACTTTTCTAGTTTTCATATCCCCAATCCATTCAGACCAAAATACTGTTTCTCCTCCTACATCTGCTGTCTTAACTGTATGTGCATCACCATCTAATTTAACATATTTCCTACTTGCCTTTTCACGCCCAACAGTTCTTTTCTTAATTTCAGGTACTTCTCCTCTAGTTCTCAATTGATGATGTAATGTTGTTTTTCCTACCTTTGTTGCACCATAAACACCAAAGGGAATAGAATGCATTCTGTTCCACATTTTTGCTACGCCCTCTGCTACTAATATAACAAAGCCCGCCATTACTGACATAATTAATCACCACAAATGATGCCACCAATTAACGAATGCATTCCAAGTAGAGTTATAAAGATTTATTCCCCAAAAAGGAAGTGCATGTCCAGCAAAAAAACTAACAATACAAGCAGCAGTTGACCAAAGAAAGAATCTAGTTCTTAAGAACCATATATCAGCAGAATGCGCTCTCTGTAAATCATATGCTAATGTGGATTCATCAAATCCCATTAATAATTCAGAAACCATATACCTCACTCATTCATAGTTAAGAATGTAGGACTTATAGTATTGTCAACAGGTTGTTGATATGTCTGACCAAATGCAGGTACGGGATTTTGTATGAAGTTATTCCCATATGTTTGGTCATACTGTCGCATAGTATCCCTAACTCTTTTACGATTTTCTTCTTCTTTTTGTTTTCTAGCCCAATATGCATCTATCTTTCTTTGTAATAACACATCTTCTATTCTATCAAATAAAGTTAAATCGAATATTGCTTTTAGTATCATTATACCACCTATGGTCAATATCCCAAACAATAGTGCATGGGTATAACCTGCATATGGAAACATAAATCCATATTGGGTATAAAAATAAATATTAACGCCACTCACTGCGCCAACAAATAAAATCGTCATTACTAATCTTGTATCATCTTCTAAACTTGGCATTCTTTTTCCACCTATATCTATGCGAAATTAACCGTGCAATTACCTGCCCCTGCATCAAATTCAACATAGCATCCTTGTGCTAATATTGCCCCATGTAAATCTTGTTCTAATGCTTGAGCAGTTCCACCTGCATGCATATGAAGTCGCAATACTTCTTTTTTACCTGAAATTGTACTATTAGCACTATCCCAAATTTTAATTGTGAATAAAGCATTAGTGGTAGAAGTCATATGAACACTAACTAATCTACATCTATCACTTGATACTAATGTTGATGAGGACAATACCCCACTAGTGTTACAACCTGAACCACTCATGCTTATTCCCAACCATTGAAACAAGGGGTTGCCTTATCAATCTTCGGTTCACTCTTCTAAATCAGAAACAACTTTTTCTTTCTTAGTTTTGAGTGAATCTTTTTTAGCAGCATTAACTAAATCTTCAAATTTAGTAGATGTTTCTGCCTTTGGTTTAGACATAACCTTTTTCTTTGGTTTAGTTTTCTTTTTAGTAGGAAATAAAGTTTCTGCTACTTCTTCTGATGAACCTTGTAGATTAAACTCTTTCTTAATTAATCTTAGTTCATTAGCCCCAAAGTTAGAAATAGCCTCTCTATCTTCACCTGTTAGTTCGACTACTAGCCCTGCATCTCCTAGCATACCTACCGCAATTCCTACGGGTACTACGCAATTCACATCATGGCTTATATGGTAAACTGTACCGCCTCTTCTTAGTAGAAGTGGGCCATCATGTTTTACTCTTTTTAATTTTACATTACTCATTTTCTTTTCCTCCATTATAGTAATCTCATTCCCCTCAGTAAAGAAGGGAATAAGACTACGGTATTATAATGGTATATATTTTCTATTTTAAAGGTTGCCCCATGCTCTTACTCGAACTGAACCACCATTTGCATCATTAGCCAAAGTAGCATTAGTACCATCTAGTGATGTAAACATAAGAGCAAAAGATGTTCCACTCTCATATGCACCTGCGGCACTAATTTCTACTAAAGGCAATACTGCATTAGCATTGTCTGAACCAGTTATAGTTACACAATGAAGAGATGAAAGGCCAAGAGCCGAAGCAGGAATTACTGACCCTGCTGCGACTATTGACGTTACATCTATCAAAGCATCTACAACATATTCATCACCAACAGCCTTTGGAAGTGTAACTCCCTTATGGTCTGCAAGCAAAGTAACTGTATATGCTAAAGCCATTCAAATCACCTAAGCACTCTTAATGTTAGTAATCTTACCTTGACCCTTGAAGAAAGAACAGCAAGTTTCACCCATTGTTCTATACATTCCTTGGTTTCCAAGTTTACCGACACCGAATGGGTTTCCGTTAGTAATTCCATCCTCAAAGTATTGAGTTGGTTTCATAACAGATAGCCACATATGGTCTGTATCTAGGAACAGCATATCACTCAGTTCATTTGTTGAGTTACTACCAGTTGAAGGCATATCCTTTGCAGGGATTAGAGGGATATCAAAGTATGTTGCTACTCTAAATCCAACTTCTTGACCCTTTGCACCTTTTACACCATTATGTGTAGGAACAATCTCTTTCCTATCCATAAATCTTTCTTGGCTTTGTAGTAAGTCAGCAATGTGCTGAATAGTATCGTATCCTGTTAGAATACATTTTGGGTTTCCACCGTTTTGACGGATTCTTCTAATCATACTATTAATCATAGTTAGAGTTAGAACTCTAGCATCACCTGCTGCATATCCATCTCCAAAGTCAACCTCTGCATCCAAGAAAGAAGCAACACCTGTTGCAGCGTTACTACTAATAGTAACACTTCTTGTTGTACCAAACAGATTAACTACATCTGCAACAACTGCGGAGTTATCTCCATTGTTTGCACCAGTAGTCAATAAGTTAGCATTATACATAGCAGCGATTTCACCCGCAGAAGAAACAATCTTCATCAAAGAAGTATAGTTTCTTTCAATGTTTGTTGCTGTACCATCATCATATGATTCGTATGGCATAACTAACATTTTGCTTTGTGTTTCTGCATGATGCTTACCCATATCTTCTCTAACGATTGCACGAATATCTCCGACACCATCATCAATAGCAGCCAATTCCATACCAAGTTCTGAGAACTCAAACAAATGAGCAACAGTTTTTGGGCTTACGAAAAGTTTAGCGTATTCAGGTGAAAGTGGTCTAAATCCATTTGCACCATCTAATGTTGCATTCTCTTCTACTCCACCAATTTGGTCTACTCTAGGTGTAGATAAATCAGCAGTGTTTGCAGCAACAGCAGTTGTTCCTGTTCCAAACGCAGAACCACTACCACCAGTAGGTCGGCTCTTTAGAACTCTCCATCCTGATGATGTGTAAGGTCTTTTTGCTAGAATTGAAAGAGGATTAACCTCTTGGTTTAGCATTGACCATACTTTCTGTCCGTAAAGAACATTGTATAAATCTCCCAATCCACTTGCAGCACTAAACGGGTTAGATGCAGCATCATGGGGCGTTCCGAATCCACCTACAACACCACTACTCTTCAATAGAGCATTACCAGCAGGGCCGGTTAATCCGTATGTTGCGGCTTCTAAATCTTTTATTGTGTTTGTATATCCACTCATTTTATATCACTCCTAAAACTTCCTCGCTAGATTGTGAATATCTCCCCAACTCATAGAAGATAACTCTTCTGATGTTGCAGGGAAACCTTCAGGTAATCCAAACGAAACTTCTTTTGCTTTTGCTATTTCAGTGTCTTTAGAAGACAATGATTTGCGTAGTTCAGCAAACTCTTCTTTTAATGCTGCTACTTCTGTACGAGCATCATATTCTGCTCTCTCATTAGCAGACTTTCTTACAGCCTGTTCTGAAACAAATCTTGTTTCAAATTGTTTTGATAAGTTTTCATAAGCAATCTTTTCTAATTGTTCTGCTTTGAATTGCTCATAAGCCTTTTCAACATTTTCAGCAGATAAATCTAATGATTTAAATTCTGATGCATCCCATTCTTTAGACACTTTTAGAGGTGCAGGAGTTGCAGTAGGATTACCATTGGTTACTACTTCTTCACCTGCTTCTATGTGTACTAAATCTTGGTCATCCAATGCTTTTGCTTCATCGTCATCAAGAGAAAGTTCCATCTCTTCTTTCCCATCTTCCGTAGCCATGTACTCCATGTCTTCTTCCATTGGGGCTTCCATCGTTTCTTCTTCCTTATTAAGAGAATTAACTTGTTTCATCAAGTCATTTAACTCCTCAAGGGCTTTTTCTAACTTTTCAGTCATATTTTTTTCACCTTTTTCTTCCTTTAATATATCAAATTTTGCTTCGGGGTTAATTCCCTTTTCGCAAATTGTGACTTCGTGTAATTCAAGACCATCTATTTCATTATATTCACCTAAATCATTTGATTTACGGCTTCTTTTAGAAATAGCCTGACCTCCTATGCTAAAAGAACGTAATGTTCCCTTTCTAATATTTCTAGATATTTCCTTTGCCTTTTCAATATCATCTCTCAATTTAATAACAACATAAAACCCAACGTCATCCACATGAGTTTTATGCACTAATCCATTTTTATCCCTATAAGAATCAATTACCTCTCCTACTTGAACATTAGAATGATTAGACATTACATTTCTAAATTTCTTATTGACCATAAAACCCTCAACAGCCTCTTCTAATGCTTTAAGGGTAATTAAATCATTTTGCTTATCTATCATCTCTATTGAAGCATAGCCACCAATAATTAAATCATCTGACTTTAGAATACTAAAATCACGTACACCTTGATTAACAAGACGCATCGGGGCAGACAGCATTAGCAATAGGTTTTTTTCAACGACTATATTAACTAAGCGGTTTCAGATTCAGGTAAGTCTAATTTTTTATACCTGTCAAGTGTAATATCCCATACTCCTTCATCTTCTTTAGTATCTAACATAGTTTGCTTTTTACCAGTCCATGTAACCCAAGTATCTTTACCATCTAAAGGTACAACCCTAACATGTAATCTAGTATCAAACTTATCGCCTTCTAGTTTATACTCATGATAACCATCCTTTTGTACTCCTAGTATTAATTTACCACTATCAATCACTTTACCTTCTTTAATACCCGATAAACTTATTTTAGCAGGAAACTTACCGGACTTACCAAACAAGTTATAAACATCAGATGTTGTTTCTATATCAAATAACCAAGCCATACTTTTTTCTGATGTTTCAATAATAAAATCTAAATTATTATCTTCCCTTCTTTGAATTACAAAGTTTGCTTCTTTAGGATTTTTTTTTGGTTGCTTTTCTATTGTATCATTATTAGCCACAAAATTATCTTCTGTTTTATTATACACAATATCTTCTTGTCTAATTAACCATTTTTTTAATCTTTTTAAATCTGAATCAAAAGCAGTACTTTCAAATTTATCCATATGATGTTCTTTAACAAACTCTACTATCTGTTCAAAAGTAACAGGCTCATCCACCTCTAATAGTTTATTCTTTATTGATAATCTTAATTCAGAACGCATACTTTTTATTGCTTGTTTTAAATCTTCTTTCCAAACATCAATATCATATAATGCTTTTTTCTCCATTAAATTATCACCACTGAAACCCATAATAGTGAACCCGTCTAAATCAGATTTCAATAATATTTCCGCTTCACCATGAATATCATCAGTAATATACATTTTTTTGACACCTTTCAATCTATACTTAAATGGCTTATCTAAATCTTCCCAAATAGATTTTTTAGTTTTATCAGATAATAATTCTAAAGTTGCTAATTTATCAGATTCAGTAACTTCAGGTATTTCAATTACTTTAGCAGAATACAAACTAAACCCTTCTTTAGTTTTCTTTACTTCATCAACCTTTACTCTAACTATGTCACCAACTTCAACAGATTCTTTTGTATTCAATGCTTTACCAACAGGAATATACGCTTTATCTTCTAATTCAACAGTTTTATACTTTCTCGATTGCTCTGCACTCACAGGCCCAATACCAATAGTATAAGAGTATAAATCGCTCTTAGTTTTTTTAGAATCTAATACCACAACATCTAAATCAACAAACTTCTTCCATTTAACCCATTTAGGATTTTTTCTACTACCTATCTGATAAGTAGATTCTATGTCTTTAATCACCACACCTTCTGATGCAGGTAATTGCATTATAGTCTCAGAATAAGTACCTACCTCCTTAATAGAATCTGCTATTCTAGTATCTTTTTTAGATGGGAATGCTAAATCCTCAGAAGAATGTTGTGAATATTGATACATCAATATGTTAATTCTTTCTCTTAATGTCTCATCCATCAAATCTCTTTCTTCATGCCTCATTATATCAAATACGTGAAGTCTAAGTTTTAGCCCGTCTACGGGTTTCTTGAACATATAGTTAATTACAGATGCTCGATGTAAAGGTTCTTCTCCTCTAAATAACATTAATTCTCCATCTAATATACAATCCCCAAATTGTTTTTTATTTAATTGTTCTACTTGTTCAGGGCATTTATCAGTAATATCTTTTTGATTATAAGAATATATTTTTACCTTACCATCTATCTTATGTAATTGAACTCTCATCCCATCATATTTTTCTTGAACAACATATTCACCACTAAAACCCTTTAATTGTTCCATATCGTTCAATTCAAATATTCTATACATGGGTTTATTTGGAATTACAAAATTAATATCTGCCTTTTCTTCTTCTGATTTAGTATCGTCAGATTTTTTAATATTAATATCAACTAACTTATTCCATTGCACATTGGTATATTCTTCTAAAAATACTTTTTTTAGTAGAGCCAAGATACTATTAAACTTAGATTTAATTCTTTTAGTGTCTTTATTTTCACCATAATGTTCAGAAATATATAATGGAATATCCTTAGATTCTAAATCTAATCCCATAGCACCTTGAGTAATTTCATCAGGGAGAAGATTATGTTTTTCCCACGCTGTTGAAGGTAAAGGAGTATTATGCGCTCTTAAGGCATAATGTACAAATGCAGCATATACACTATCATTAGATAATAATGTATCTATGACATTATCACCTAACTGTTCTGCAAACGGGTCACTTATTTCTTTAGATTCAAATCTCAATGATTTGACAGCCTCATATAATTTTCTTGCTTGCATGGAAGATGCATCTTCTGCTTTCTCATCGAATAAAATATCCTCATCTAAGTGTTTCTTTAATAGTCCTGTAAAAGCATCTAAAGAATCAAATTGTGTTCGTATAGACTTTACAGTATTTTTCCATTTTTTATTGTATTCTTTCGGGTCTTCTAGTGCTGACAAATACGAAAATCGTGTTCGTTCAAAAAAGTCTAACACTCTTTTTGTTAGAACGTCTTTCTTCTTTTCAAATACTACGCCTGAAATTGACATTCAACCACTCTATTCGTGTAGACTAAATCCATATTTTCTTTGCATTTCAGCACGGCCACCATGTTCAGCATCCATATAAGTTGTGCCTTCTAGACCTAATTTTTTGACTAGTGCTTTTAGTTCTGAATATTCTTTTTCATATCTAGCGAAATCAGAATCTTTTTTAGGGCTAGAATTGAATCTTTCAAATGCTTCCATAAACTGAGCATCCAAATCCTCTAGTTCTCCTTTTGCTATACTATCCATTTCTAAATTTCTAACCAAATCTAATCCTTTTGCTACTGTTAATAGTCTCTTTAGCATAATTGCTTTACCCAAAGAATCGTATAAATCACCAATCTGTTGAGTTAATCTTTGTTCGTCTTCTAACAGTTTTGTCTGCTTTCTACCTTCGCTTACATCGAATCCCGCAGAATTTTTATCTGAACCTGTTATCTCTAATTCTTCTAGTTTAGTATTAACATCGTCTAAATCTTTCTGTAATTCTCTAATTCTCATTTGAGTTTCTCTATCTCTATCATCATCTAAAAAAGTATTTTCTTCTTTCATTACTGATTTACCAACGTAACCATATCCTTCTTCACCAGTAGGATTTGGTATCTTTTCTTCAGCAGGATTTTTCTTAGGAGTTTTTAATTTTACTTCTTCACCCATAACATCTTGGTCATTAGCAACAGTAGTTCCGTCATTAAATTCAGCCAAAACTTCTTTTGCTTTCAATATTGCTAATTCAATTGCCTTTTCTTCTTTTGTTACTTTTTCCGGCATGATATTCACCCTTCTATTCTCTCTACTATCTTATGAATATCATCCCAATCCATTTTAGAAATTACATCACTTGATGGAGTTGCACCATTAACGATAGCGGGTTTAGGAGATGTAGAAACTACAAATCCTGATTTCATTAACAAATTATCTTGTCTATATACTGTATCTTCTAGTGCCTTTACTTTATCAACTAACTCTTTCATTAGCATAAGTATTTCATTTTGTTCACTCATTTTAAATCACCTTTTTTACTGGGATACACCATACTTCGCAACTGATTATACAAAGTCTCGTAATCCTTCCTTAGTTCTGCTGCTGACGCTACAATACTTAAGTTCTTTTCATCAAACCCATTTAATTTCTTAGTTAATTTCTTATCACTTTTAATTAATTCAACTTTCTTCATCTCATCTATAAGAGTAGATAGTTTAGTTAAGTCTTGACCAAAGTATTCGGAAGGTTGAGTAGATTGAAGTAATTTCTTCAATTTCTTTTTTTCTTTAGGTTCTAATTTTTCCAATAAACCACTATCGGCTTTTTGAAGAGTATATTGCCAACTCATAATGCTCGCCTCTTGTCCTCTGACATCTCCCAATAACAGTCTAAACAAACATCTCCCATTGAATCTTCATGGTTTCTTAATTTCATTTTACCACAGATATCGCAAGGTGAGTCTTGCATTTCAGTATTGTCCTTAAGAATATCTTTCCAACTCATTCTAAATCCCCCATGACTTCTCTTAATATAGCAAATTTTTCAGGTAAAGACTCAACTTCAACAGTATGTACATCATTCCGTAAGAACGACTTATCTAAAGAGATTTCCCTCAATTCGGCTAAATAATACATAAATGCATATAATTCCGTAGTCCTTTTTAATTCCATACGATAATCCTCATCTTGTATATCTGCTACACCTATACTAATATTTTCAGGCATTCCTTCTTCATCAAACATAGGGTCGGGTTCTACCAAGTAATAAGATTCTTTAGCCTCTTTATCATCTAACAAATCCCCAAGTCTTAGTTCTAAAATATCGGCATAGTCAATAATCTTAGATTCTTTCATTTGTGTGAACACCTTCACTGCCGATTTAGTAGCATCAGGATTCATTGCCTGTTTAATTTGTGTTGCTACTTTTCTATAATTTAAGTTGATAAATTCTTTTAATCGCTTTGTATCGCCAACTTTTATTTCTTCTAATTTAAATCCCTCTTTAGTAAATATTTCTTTAAGTAAATCTATTCCTGTTTTACCTGAATATTCTTGATTTAATACTTCTAGCAATCTAACAGAGTGATTACCTTTTTCATATTTATTTAAAAACTTAAATATATTTTTTTGAGAAAATAACTTAGATTCACCTTGTAGTATATCTAATTCCCCTCTGTAATTTTCTATTCTAGAATCTTTACCATATTTATTGAGTAGATTAGTCAATGTTGGAATAAAGGAATAACTTGTTGACGGCCCTCTTTCTTTTCTAGATAATTGGTCTTCTAATTTATCAAGTGTAGATATAGCAGTTTCTAATTTATTGAATATATTTTCATCTGCTACAAACGCATCATAGATAGCCTTTTCATCTGAACCTTCTTCTAAATTTTCTACAAAATTATCTAATTGTTCTTGATTTTCCTCAGAACGCATGTCGTCAGACATACCCGCTAATAAAAACATAGTAGCGTTATCTTGTTTAATTTTTAGAATCTGTTTAAACACTTTACGATGAGAAGTTATTGCTACAAACAATTTACTCATATCTATTTTTTTAGGTTTTGATGGTTTACCTTCATCAGTAAATATCTCAGAACCTAATGGTTTAAATTCACCACTAGCGGTCATTAAATCATCAGATAAAGATTGCCTAAGTTTATCTTTCCAATCTTCATTAGTGACTCTAACAACATTTTCTAAATTATTCACAAAGTTATCAGGTACTTTACTAGATAATAAATCTTTAACTTTAGGGGAAAATGTTTTTTTAATTTGGTCTAATACAAAAGCAGTTTTAGCCATAGGCTCTTTATGACCGCAAATATCTGCTTTTAATAATATAGACACACTTACCACTTGTTTTCAGAATTTCTCTTTCTTTTTGGCATTAGAATTACATCAGGAATATCATTACTGTTAGGAATTTTCTTCTCTACTGTTCTAGATAAATCAATACCTACTGCATCCAAATCTCTATTCACTTCTACTTTACGTGCATTATACACTTTTGCCCTTGCGTCTGCTAATTCTCTTTCTAATTCTCTTACACTTTTTTCAGTCATTTAATCACCTTTTTTTAAATATGCTAGAATAACAACTCCGGCACTAACCTACCCTTCTTTCAGTTCTTTTATCAACATTTTGATTTCCGGCTGCTTCCGGTAAGCCACTAAATCTTTTATCAGGACCACTATCCATACTAGGTTTATTTCTAGTTGTAGCAGGATTCTCTTGTTTTTTACCTTGACTCATCATTTCTTCTTGCATTTGCCCTAATTGACTTGCATCAATGTTTGTACCTGCATACGGGTCTAACTCAACCTTTTCTTCTTGTTCTCCACCGGCACTTTCTTGTTCAGGTTTTGGTTTAGGTTTGCTATAAGAGAATCTACCTTCATCATCCATATCTATCTCAAATCCTAAATTTTTAATTGATGCAGCAATATTAACCTCAAGTTCTCTTTTTCGTAATTTAGCAACTTCATCTTCTTCTTCCGATGGTGGAAGTTTTAGAACCCAATCGGTAATTCCAAACTCTTTTGTTACAAAAGGAAATACATAATTATTCCAAATAGTTTGAGCCATTTCTACTGCTCTATTAGTAACAAGTATTTGCATACCTTCATTATTCAATCCACCACTAGAAGAATTATCAGCCATAAATATTTTACTTACACCATAGAAACCTGAAACTCTATCTCTTAAATCATCTTTGACTGAAACATAATCCATTTCTTTTAGGCTATCCATAAACTTAATCCATTCAATAGAACCTTTACCACCTTCTGATTCAATACCCATTACAGGTATAAAGTGAGGGTCTTGTTCCATCTTTTCTTTTACGCCTTTCCAAAAAGATTTCATAGATTCTATATTTCTAGTCTGTACTGCAAGTAATCCTCTAGGCATTCTTGCCTTAGTGTATGATGAATTAATATAATTATCCATAGCAATAAGTGTTGTTACACTATTCCATAAAGTGATTAATGGTGATAACCCATATAATCTACTAGGAGTATATTTACTAAAGTGTAATACTTCTCCTTCTAAGAAATATTGTTCTTCACCATTGACTCTATTAACATAATGTATAGGATATAATTCTGTTGCACCGCAATTCGGGCAAGACGCTACGGGAGTATCACTAATAAAATCCCTATGTCTTAAACAAGTAAATCCCTCAGTACCTCTTTCACCCAATTCATCTGCATAAATGTGCATACCAACAGGGTCGCCTCGATATATTTCTTTAATACGATGCATCATTATTTCCGAATCATTATCTAAGAAATATTCCTTAACTAAAACTAAATACCCATCATCCATTATATTCAAATCATCTTCTAATTCTTTAAGCACATCAATAAATAATTGCTCAGATTTATTGACATACCCTTCCATAAATGATAAAGCATATTTTAGTTGGTCACGATTAGGTTTAGATAAATTTGTAGAACAACAATCTACACATTCGAGTGTTGGGGTTTTATGTTCTTTACCGCAGTCATCACATTTAGCAACAAACTTTTCTTCCCAAACATAACCTCGTCTAAATATTTCATTTTTTAACTGGGTAACACACGTTCTAACTATTATAGATTGATTTGCTATGTGGTAGATAATAGGTGCAGTTAACATATAGGAATTATCCTTTTCCTGAATACCCGGATTAAACACCTTACGGTCAGCAGGTCTTGGTGTTGTTCTTCTGAATAGATTTGTTATGCTAAATCTTCTTTTCTCTTCTACCATATTTTATCCCCCCATTGTTAATTATCCGATTTCCCAAACACATATTAAAGTTCCTTTATGTGTTATTTACTCCTATCAGATTTGAAGCATCATCTCTTTCTAACTTATCCATCCAACCCATTTTAGAATTTTCCGCTAGTTTGCTTATAGAATCTAAATCAATATCGAAGGCAGAAAAGTCAAAGTTTACATTATCCCTATGATTATGGTATTTCATTAATTTAAACAATTCACCCATTCTACCTTTAGCCCAAGGTTGTTTTTTAAATCCTTTTTTAATCCTAACTAACTCTAATAATATATCTGCATTTGGTCCTTTCATTCTAAAGTGTGGCCTACATTTAGTCAATAAATCATACACATCTTTTTGAGAGTAAAAATTTAATCTATTCACTGGCCTAGTATCTTGAGGAGATTTTTGGTCTAAATGTAATCTTCCCATACCTAAACATTTGTGCAATTCTAACATGAAAGCCTTACCTCTTTCACCCGTAGCAACCAAACCAACCCTAGGATTATTATTTCTATCCATAGTAATATATCCATCAGAATCTATGAAAGCAGCAGTATAAGCCCAAACATTTTTCTTAATATCATCATTTATCTTATAATACGCACCATCTACATTAGTAATATTTTGGCTAATCGCTAGTTTAGAAATAATTTGAGGAGAAGACATCTTCTTAAGATTGTTAGGTAATGCCTCATGTATTTCTCTAGAAGATATTCCCGGTGATTCACAAACAGATTTTAAAATATTTTCTTTAATTCTTTTCTTAATACCCTTTGTAGAACTTTGGGATTTTATAATTCTCTTAAAATCTTTTTTTGCTGCCGTCATTTCCTTACTAACATAAATATATTGTTTATTTAAAGGCATATCTTTTATTTCTAACTTATGTTCCCAATACTTACAAAGAGAGTCTATAACCCGTCTTTTGGTATCTATATCTTGAATTTTACTAAGTTTAATTATCTGAGATTCCGAACAAGTCATATCTTTAATTACAGATTTATACGGACTAGCCCAATAAATTTTATCAATGCTCTTATCTAGGTGGTCTGCATAAGCATCTATCAAATTATCAATAGATTTACTCATATCTAATCTCTTTTCACCCTTGAGAGTTCTTCTGAACATCCTCATGTCCTTTACTAAATCAGGAATATTTTTATTCTCTATTGTGTATTCTTTCAGTGACAAATCTAAGATTCTGTCGGCTTTTGTGTAAGACATATTGAAATCTTTTGCAAAGTCTTTAACTAAATCATTATGGTTCGATAAAGCCTTTCCGTCAAGCCATAACATCTTGGCTTCTAATTCCATATCTTGTTCTAATTGGCGTTGTTCAGCAGTGAGTTCCTCTACCTCTTTTACCTTATTAGTTAGTGCTTGTAATTGTTCAGAACTAGGAGTCGCCATAATATTTACCTCTCTTTTAAAAATTTAATCCCATCAATCCTGTATTTATATTTATAGGAGACTTTTGAGGAGCATCAAACACTCCGAGGTCATCTAACAGTATAAAGGAGTCAGTAGGCGATTGTGTAGCGGCATTGGCTAATGCTAGACCCATAACTAAGTCATCGTGCGCACCTACACCTTCAAACCTACCGGAGTCTGTTATAGAAAACATGGATAATTCTTCAATCAATGCAGTAGTCATACTTCTACTGTTATTATCACCATAAGGAAAGTTGATTTTACCGTTTTCTATGTTCATTTGTAGATTTAATATAATTTCTTGTTTCTTTTTTCTTGTTGTGTTAAAATCTTTAACATTCATATCAGTTAAACTGCGTAATTCTTGTGTAAATGCCTTAGCGAAGGTATTTGTTTCATATAATATCTGCTCAGGTTCAAAAACCTGCCCTATTATTCTTATTTTTTCAATATTTTCTCTAAACTCAACATTTTTGGCTCTATCAACATGAACAATTGTTTTATTTTTCTCTTCATCTACTTCTAAAACAACAATTACATTATAATCACCATCAGTAGAGATAGCAGGGTCAACTCCAACATAATATTTGTATCCCTTATCTTTACGATGACCTAATTTTAACACATATTCTTTATTTTTACATTTATTTACATAATCAGGGTCAAAAAGCGCAGTTCCAGTTGAAACTGGTATGCATAAATACTCTCTAGTAAATTTTAATGACCCTATTTCCGATTTTCTTTGCATTAATGCATCATAATCCCATCTTTCAGGCCAAAGAGGTTTATTCATCGAATTTAAGCAAGGGTATTTTCTAACAGTATAGGCATCATTTTCTTCTAACTGTGAAAATATATCAGTATATGTAAAAGGAGTACCAATCATTCTCAAACTTGCAGTATGATGCAATGTCGGTATCATATCTCCAAAGAACCAATCTGTAACTCTTTGGATACCCGACAAACTAAACTCTTTCAAAGGGTCATCAATTATAATTTCTTGAGGGTGAAGTCCTCTAATCTGAGAACCAACAGAACGCTCTAAAATCGCATTACCATTAGTCAATTGAATATTTCCAATAGCCCAACCTCTAGAAGGTCTGAATTTTTTTAATTGTGGTATGTTAAAATATTTATCTATTTCACGCATATGTACTAAAGTCTGTTTTTGGTTAGAAGATATGTATAGCATTTGAAAGGGTGGCTCTTGAAACACAAGATTCCAAACTACCCAACTGTGCATAAAGACAGATTTTCCGTGGTCACGACTACAAACAATAACAGTTCTATCTGTATCTTGCATTAACTCTAGCCATTCTTGCATATATTCAGGATACATCATTCCTAATACATTCTTAAAAAAATACGGAAAAGAGTTCTTGGATAATTCCATATCCATAGAAGTCATAAAATCCGTACTATCTAATTTCATTATGTCACCAATCTCTACAAGCCATGCATCTAGCAGAGTAATCACTTCTCTTACATGTAGAACATTTATGTCTTGCTCTAAACGATTTCCTTCTCTTACCATCTCTTTTACCTGAAACAGTTACTCCGCTTTGACCCCAATGTACTCTCTTATATCCACCTTTACCATTAGGAACACACTTCATCCATTTCTTACCCTTACGAGTAGATGATGTTTTTTTTGTAGCCCTAGTACATTGCCCTTCTTTAACTACGTCAAACCAACTCATGCTGTTCCCTTCCTTCGTTTATATGTTTTACACGCTGCACATGTTGGCCTACATCTTCTTTTAGTTCCTTTAGAAGCATCTTTTCTACCACAAGGTTTTGGCCCACCTTTGCTACCACAACTAGAACAATCTATCCAACCTCTTTGAGTTTTGCCACCTTTTTCTTTTCCACCTCTTCTAGAAAACCAACCGTGTAATCCCTCATCTTTTTCTCTTTTGAAATTGTCTCCACCTTTCTTTACAGAATTACCCCAATTCTTTGCGCCAACTTTTCTACATTGAACTAAAGCACCACTAGCATAAGCAGAAGGCCATTTTTTATATCGGCTTCTAACTTTGTAATAACAAGCATCTTGTTTTTTACCCGACCTTTGGGTTTTACGTCTACGAGGCTTTTTCTTCTTAGCCTTTAAAACATCAAACCATGCATCCATTATATCACCTCAGTTTTTATTGCAGCCCACCAACTAGAATTATGAATATAATATTTTTCTAATGTACCTATATTACCATTTGCTGCGCCAATAGAAATCTCATTAATTAATTCATCAGGTAATTCTGATTCATCCAATTGTCTAAATCCTTCTGATAGATAATGGTTCATAGCAACTTTACTTGAAAAATTTACTATAAGTTTTTTATTACCTTTTACTCTAATCATTTCACGAAATAATAATTTCATTAATCCTCTACCTCTAGAAGTATCTCTAACGTGTATTCCTGAACCTAATAAAAACTCTTTATATGGAGCATATCCAATTGCACCCACTGGCTTGTCTGTATCTTTTTCATATGCAACATGATGTACTGAGGGTTGTGTTGCAAACTTACCATCAGAAGGTGTATTTCTAAACCTATTAGCCCTAGATTTAAATCCAGTATAACCATCTTCTGTAAAAACCTTGATTGCCTCATCTTCTGACATCGTTTTGAAATATATTTCATCAGCAGCATACTTAGTGGAGGGTAGTTCGGGATATTTTTCTTCTTCCATTTAATCACCTAAAGTTGCCTTTCAAATAATATACTGCCTCTTCAGATATACCATGCTTCTTAGCAATGCTTGACATTGAATCCAATTCAGTAACAATGGATTCTATATCATTAGCAGTCAATTCTATTTTATGGATTTGGTGCATATTGTTAATAGCATCATTAACATGATAAAAATTATCAAGTTTAGATATACCATAATATACTGGTTTATTTAACATCTTTCTAATAGAATCATGTGATTCAAGTAGATTTATTTCAATATCACTTTTGATAAGTAATCCCTTAGTAGTTAAATTATCATAACTTTGTATGAATGAAGATATCATATTCCTACCACCCGATGTCCCTTCACTAGTTGCATTATTTCCCGCAGCAGCCAAACCTGAATCTTTTGCTCTAGGATTTAATAACACATCCCCTTGATAGTCAGTTTTTCTTTTTCTAATATGTTTAACCAATACTGCTAATGGATACAATTTATCATCACTATATTCTTTTGCTAATTTTTCAACAGGAGTACCATTAAATTCTACGTCAATATTTAAATTGTTTTTTTCCTTTATTTCTTGTAGTGCCTTGCCAAACTCAATATCAATATCTTTAGTATGTTGCATTTCAAAAATTAAGTCCAATTGTTTAGCGGCAAGTTCCATTTTAGATTTTATACCGGATAACCTAGAACCCGGTGCAACATTCCCAATCTCTTCTAATAATTCAGTCAATCTTGTCAATGCTTTAACTGACAATGTTGCAGTACCCATTTCAGCATAACGTGCTAATAGTGTAGTAAAGGCAGTGGGTTCTTTACCTTCTTGAGACATGAAAAAGTCCATCACTTTGTTAGTTACATATTCAGGCTCATCGTCAAACGGCATATTTTCACTAAGTAATGGTCTAATTACATAATCTATCAAGGCATCAACATAGTCATCATACTCATTTTCAATTTCAGTTAAAACTTCTTTCAGTTTAGTTCCCTTTCTTCCTGTAAATAAAGAAGAATATGTTTGTTCTTTTGGTCTTGATGTATCATCTTTACCAGTTCTACCTGCAAGTGTTCTTGCACCAGTAGGCATAGCAGCCTTTTCTGATGCAGTTCCCAAGTTTAGAATATCATACATTATATCAAAATGTTCTAATAATTTTTTATTTAGACCTTCTTTATTTTCTAATTTAAACTCATCCACTAACTTATTTGTTAATGGGAGATAGTAAAACTCTTTTACTTTATCTTCAGTAGCAAACTCTTCTAAATCATCTATGTAATTTTCCAACTTACTAAAATCTGATTCATTTAATTCTACATTTATTTTACTAGCATATTTCTTTGCTCTACGCTTCAATGATTGAATGTCTTTCTTAAAAGTAGCGACTCTTCCAAATGCACCTTGACCCCAAACATATTGGAATAATGGGTCAACTTCCTTTAGAGTTTTGAATGATTCTATATCCTGAAATAATGCATTTTCAGTTTTATTACCAAAGGCTTCTCTAGTTGCTAAGTCTGTTTGAGTTTTTGTGGATTGTTCTGCAAACTCAGGTTCTATCCTAACATCCATTGAATCATAATCACTAGTAGCAGAAGTAGCAGTGTCTAATTCAACACTTTGAAATGTCTCTTGGTCTTTCAAATACCCCTGCAAAAAATCTCCTAATAGTAATATTGCTTCAATACTTTTATCATCTTTTTCAATACTTTGTTTAGGTACTTTGACAATATAATTATCTTCGGAAGTTAATCTTACTTCTTTTAATTGTGCTATACGTTGAAGGATACTAGGCATATTTTCTTCGGATACTCTTTCAGTAGAAAGATATTTTTCATAGGATTCTATAAATTCATCTTGTGCGTCAATATATTTACTAAACGAATCATGTTTCTTTTCCCAATAAGCATATATCTTATCCCTTCTATCTAATGATTTTAAAGATAAAGAACCAACCAATAAATCAACACTTACTTTCCTAATATCTTCCTGACCGGATACATTAATAGATTTTAATTTCCTAAGAATTGTTGATAGTCGTGTTTTCAAATGTGAATAATTATTAGACAAATCTTCTAATTGTGAAATATGAGCGTTTAACTTTACAGGGTCGCTCAAATAATTATCTCTTCCTTCATCGGATAATGATATTTTATTAAGTGAAGTATTTATTCCTTTTATTACTGTTTTAACTGTAACAGTTTTACCATCAAAAAGTAAGTTTCTCAAAATAGGTTTTAACGTATCTTTAATTATAGTATCTGCTGATGCAATATCTCCGAAGGCAACTTTTAATCCTTCTGACGAATCCCTAGCATAGTCATAGAATAAATCCAACACTTTTCTTTTGGTTGATTCAGGAAATCTTGCAAACCCTTTATACTTATTCACTTCATCTCTAATTGCATTTTTATATGAAGTGCTTGTTATTTCACCTGTTTCTTTATCGGCTGTACTTCCAAAAAATTTAGGGTTAATTTTAATATCTTGAGTTCTACCTACTTTACCCGCCATACCAGTTTCAGGATTATCTTGTTTCTCTGCTAATAGGATTGCGTATGCTATATCACTAGGAGGTGTATTTTCTCTTACATGTTTTATAAATTCCCTTCTTATAGATTTAATATCAACATCTTCTTGTTCAGAACCACCTGTAACATAAGGCATTAATATTGAGTTTAATGCAATAGTTCTACCTCTTATAATTGCATCCATGACTTCATCAAAGAAATCTAAATCTTCTAACCAAGTATCGAATTGTTCACTCATCTGATTCCACCTCACTACTTTCTACTTTTTTGGTTGCTATTTTTAAATTTTCTAAGATTTTTATAGGTTCAGTAACACCTTGAACATTTACTCTATAATTATCTTCTACGACTTTTTTCATAGAATCATAAATTATTTTTCGCAGACCTTGGCGTATCTTACTATACATGCCGTTATTAATTAGTTCTTTTAACATTAACTCATAGTTTTCTTTCTTCTCTTCTGCATCACCTTTTTTAAATTTAGTATAATACAACCCGAAACCTTTTTTTCTTTCTACCAAGTCTAACTCTAGACCTATATCATATAACATAGGAATTAAATCTTTGAACTCTCTAAACCTCTTACTATAATTTCCTAACTCTTTTCTATTGATATTCATGAATGTTTCTTTTAAATCAACATCCTCTTCTGTAAATAAATCAGATAAATACCTTAAATCATTTACAGATGATAACACATACGAACCACCTCTTAGTTGCATAGCAGAAAAGGCATCTTCTCTTTCCTCATAAGCAGTTAACCAATCATCAAAATCTTGAGCATCCTCAAACCCATACTTATCATATACATCAGATTCCTCTTCTGCATTTAATGCATCATAATCATCAGCAGGTATTTTATTTAACGACACTTCAGCAGATAATCTTCTAACATATTCCTCAAATTGTTTTTTTAATTCAACACTCTTAGCAACCTCTTGTAAAAATTTATTATCTTGATATACCTTTTTATTCTTAATATTCTCTTTAGTAGTACTTACTATGTTACTCATTATTTTTCTTAATCCTTCAGGAGAGTCACTACCCCTCAACCCACTCAAAGCCTGTTTAGTGGCAATTGATAGTTTGGTCTTAGGTCTTTGAAAATCAGAAGAACTCAAATCACCTGATGCATCAGTAGGTAGTTGCCTAGTTTCTATAATATAAACTAAAGTTGGAAACAATTCGTTATAGTTATCACCAAATATATCTGTATCAGGTAATATCTGCGTTTTGACTCTATTAGGAATATTGCTACTAGTAACAACTTTTCTCAAATATGCAATCATTTTTTGAGAATTAGGTCTAGAAGTTATAGTATATGTATCGGGCGCAGGTTTGTCAATTTTGTAAGTATTTTTTAGCATTTCATATGCTTGAGTTTGTTTTGCTTCATCAAAATTTTTGATTGCATCAAACAATTTTGTTTTATTATCTCTTACATTCTTTACTCTATCCTTTTTTGTCTCAGGAGTGTTAGCAGAGTTAGACCAATTTGGTAAAGATTGTATGTCACCTGATTTGAACTTCTCTAATATATTAGGGAATTGACTTCCTTTACTACCGCCAACTTGTTGACCTGTTTTGATATTCTTTATTGCCTCTAGTATTTTCTTAGCCCTATCATCTACTCCATCAATGGCTCTAATCTCAGCAAATGATTCAGGATTATCTAAAAAATATTGTATTGCTTTTCTTCTACCTGCAACATTTGCCCCAACAGTCTCCGAAATAAATTTATTCATTTGTTTATCAGTATAGAGATTGACTAAAATCCTCCTATAATCATCAGCAGTCTGTCTCGGAAGTGCTTTCAATAAATTACTCATTTTCAAAATCCCCCAATGTAGTCTGCCTGTATATCTTATCATTAATCTCTTTGATTAATTCATTCACTCCTCTCTGAATACCATTCAAAGCGTTGGTGATTTCTTTTGGCAATGTACCTGCACTTTTAATATCACTTATTTCTTTGGTTATTGTGGCTTGCACTCTTTTAGCAGAATCCAATACGGCTAATTTATCATCTAAGGTAGTCATTGTAACCTATCCCCTCAAGCATTTCTTAATTCTTCTTCAGTTTGGAAAACATATGTTTCCAATTCATTATATGGTTCTTCATAAATATCAACTAGTTTGAAACTGTCTCCACCTATCATATACCCCATCTCATTGTTATCCGTGTCTTTTAATAATTCTATTATGACATCTTCTAATCTATTTTCTTCAGTCAGTTTGGTTAATACTTCTTCTGTATTAAAATAAAACTCATAGCCCACACCAACATCTTCATCATTTTGTATTTCTTTTAGCAATCTTTTCATTTCTTTGACTAGTGCATCAATTTTATACACCTTCTTTTTTTGAAAGTAACCTCTTGTACTAAACTCTCCAAGAATATTCTCAATTGATTCTTTAATATCTTTTTCAGTTAACTCATCATCATAATATTTTCTAACTATATCAAACCAACTCATTGTAATTTCTCCTCCATCTTATTTCTAACATCTAACCAAACATCAGGATGGTTTTGTGCCAATACTTCTTGTACTATTTGCATTTGTGCAACTATAATTGTATCTTGCCTCTTATGTACAAGTTTACCTTTGAACTCCATAACATACTTTAGACTCTCTCTAATCTCTCTAGCAAGTTTGGTTAAACTATCAATAGATTTTGGGTCTGTACTTCCTTCGTCAAATAATGATTCTATCATAGTATCTAATCTACCAATATTTCTTTCTAATGTTTCTATCTCATCTATTTCCTTTACAGCAATTATATTTGCTGCGGATTGTTGAACTAATGGCTGCAAATGATTTTTTACATGACGCACTATTTGTTCTTCTGAACATCCTACAATATTTGCTGCGGTGGTTGGTGTCATATTACCTGAGTGTAATTGTTCTTCCAATTCTTTTCTAATAGGACTAACACACAACCCACACTTAGGATTAGATGAGTTAACGTATTCTCCCATATGATTTCTTTGGTGTCTAGAAGTTGTACCACTAGACCAATCATATTCTCTATCTATAATGTCTGTACTAATATGTAGTTCTTCGATTCTATGCTCAATGTCATACCTATCCTCATGGTTACAAAGAACACATCGTTTTCTAGTTACCAAAAAATCACCTTGTATATGATAAGCAATTTGCTTTAATTCCTAAATTAACATTATCCAAAGTACAACGCCTATCCATATTATGTTTACAATCAGTTGCTTCACATATTCTGATTTTACATTCGGCTTCTTTTACTATCTCTTGCCACTTAGTCATAGTTAAACCTCCTATTCAAATATTCTTTTCTTGTGGTACATCCACAATCTACACCCGTCTTATCTGAAACATAATCAACGGCTTTTTTGATTCCTGTTTTTGTTGTGATTCTTTCAACGGTATCACCTAATCCTCTGTCTTGTCTTTTAAGATATCTTTTCCAACTCATTTTTCATCACCATAAATATCAAAGTAATACATACTTCTTGCATTCAATTCTTCTATCAGAGATTTAATAATAACCTCTACTTGAGTTCTATTTTTTGAAGCCTCTAATCTAGCAATTTTATCTTCTAAGAGTCTTTTATATCCTGAAACTTCTGTTTCTAAATCATCATCATCATCTTTTACAATATCCATCCAACTCATGCTATCACCTTCATTATAGTTCTCCAATCTTTAACTTCTCTATCACTACTTGTCAATTTTTCACCTTCTTTAGGTTCTTCTTTAACAGGAGGCTTCCAACCTGCTAATTTAGCCATATGATTGACTTGTCTTCTAGAAATATAAATATAGAAATCTTCAACAAAACCCGGAGTACCTTTAGCATTCAGCAATGTTTTGACTTTCTCACTTTCAGTATTATTTGCTACATTGATAGGAGTACCCATCAATCTTGTTCTAGCCCTAGTAGTAGCAAAGTTTCCTGCCTTTGTGGTAAACTCATCATCCCTAACCATAACTTTCATCATCTGTCTAATTTCTGAGATACCTTCGTATGCAAATTTTGCTGCACCTGCTTGTTCTATTTTTACAGGCGCATCTTCTTCAATATGATGTACTACATCTATTATTGCTTTAGCACCTGCTGTAACAACAGCAACTAATCCCGGTTTATTAAATGGTGAAAGACTCCCATCACCATAAATTGCTTGCCACATTGGTGGTGTAGCCTCACCTTTACTTGTATCCCACCAAGAATCATCTGCTGCTCTAACACTTTCAACTTTGTTTTTATAGTCAGTTCTATATTCAATATAATCATCAGTTCTATAATGACCATATATTGTTTTCTTTACTGGTTTTTTAGTTCTAGGTCTAATGCCTACAATACCCTCAAATGCAATATTTCTAGGATTCAAATCACTATCCGTTGCCCCATGTTCGTTTAACTTACTTATTATGGCTTCAAACTCTTTAGATTCCTGTGGGCTGAAAGTAGGTTGTTTCGCCATTCTTTCTAAAAGTTCTATCTCTTTAGCCAAACCCGGTGTTTCTTTTGGGCCTGAATTACCCATTATTCTACCAACAATACCGTGATTCATTAGAATATCATAAAGAGTTCCCTTGAATTTAGTCACACCCATACTTGCTGCTGAAATACCTTTAGCAGTAGTTTTCCAATCATTAAACAGTTTAGAAAATTCTTCGCCTGAATACTCTACTCGAGATTTACCAGTACCCATTGAAATAACAGGTTCAACTTTCTTTAGTGGTTTTTTTCTTTTTGCCACGTTTTAACCTCCGATTAACTGTTTTATTATTAAACAGGTCACTTGTTGCAGTAGAAGTAGTAGAAACCGTACCTGTCATTTTTAATTGTTCAAACCAATCTGATAACTTTTCCAAATTACCACCTCATTATACTAACTAACCACTTCCATAAGGATTTACTATCATCTTCACGCTTAACTATTATAGACGTATTATCTTCTTCAAATAAAGAATCCATGATTTTATCATGGTTGTGACATTCTAACATCGAATCCAATTTACTCCCTCTTAATGGTATCTTTCCAATCTAATGATTTGTATTCTCGCATTTTATCTTGCCATGTTTCTACATCTTCTATAACAAACTCATCTGATACGTCTTTTGGAGGGTCAGGGTCAACAGCAGTTAAATCTTCTAATCCACCCATATCTTTTATTTGCTCAACAATTAACATATCGTATGCTCTAATGAAGGTATGTCCTACATAATTCTTAAATTCAAGTGTTTCTGCTATTTGTTTTAAAGCATGGCTAATAAATTGTTTTAATTTAAGTTGCTCAGTATTAGATAGTTCCCCTTCCATAACTTTTTGCAATATTTTTTCTCGTATCTTACCATCCATTTCTGCTGCTGCTGCATCAAATAGACCTATTTCTTCTAATTGTTTTATTGTTTCTGCACTTAAATCCTTAGTTGATGTATCTAAAGCCATAGGTTCTTCATTTTCATCTAATTCTTCCATCTGCTCTTTAGCGGCCTGTAAAGAAAGAGTTAATGGTTCTCCTAGTATTGGTGTAATGAATGAAACCACAGTTTCTTCTGTTAATGTACCAACAGTAAACTTATTGAAATCTTCCATTGCTAACCCTGATAAATCTAAAGCAGTCTCTTCTACAAATCCACCTAATCTATTGAATATAGGTAAGAAGCCAGTAGAAGATAATACAGTACGATAATCAACCATTACACCACAACCCGCTATCACTAGCAAACGGTCAACATTGGCTAAAGGATATAATGCTGTCTATTCTTCTTCCAAAATATGATACATTCCTAACCATTCTAAGAAAGCAACTTTCATAGGTTTCTCTGTATTCCAATTCTTTTTACTTTCAATATAATAAGGATTTGAAAAACCTAATAATTGTGCTTCCCAATAATCCCAATCCATACTAATTCCATTTAAATTCTATATTTTTGTAGTGGGCTACAATTTCTTTTAGTGCAACATCAAGTCCAAACTCTTCTACTGGCATATCCCCATGTTCCCCTATAACCAATTCTATACTATTACTCATATGAAACTCATAGGGGTATTTATCTGAATGGATGTGAATAGCCCTTCTTTTACTTACACCACCCCACTCATTAAAACCTAAATTTCCTGCACCATGATATTCTCTAGGGTCATAATATATTTTCCAATCACCAACTCTATATGGGTCTTTCATAAACCTACCACCATTAACAACAGGGGATACTTGAGCAATTAAATCTAAAGCACGACAATAAACTTCTTCAGGAATTTTCTCTGCCTGTTTATTCATTGTATATCTTGATTCCTCTACTATTATTTCAAAATGATTTTTATCCTTCCCTCCCATAATCTTTGCATTATATGCAGTCATGGGATATAGATAAAATTGAGATACAAAATGGTCAGGGCCATGTATTTCAGAATAACCTTCGGGAGCGAGGTCTTTAGTAATACGATAATATTCGATTCCTCCACTAGTCCCTTTATCACGAACTTTATCGAATATACTATTATCATCATATAATGGGGTATTCTGTACTTTATTTTGTAGTGCGAACATTCTATCTTTACAGTCATCCTTATCTTCATCAGGTTTGTTTACGTCAAAAGGTTTCACCTTGAACTTAGGTAGGTTAATTGTTCTCATCTCATTTTTTAAAATATCAAACCACATTATTCTCACTCCGTAAATTTAACATTCATATTATCAATATAACGATTTATTAAAAGTAATGATTGTATTAATGCAGCCTTTTCATTCTCACTTATTTGCTTCAAATACCCCGGTGCTTTAGAAACCAAATAACATTCTACATTAAAACTCATCATATACTCTTTATCACCCACTATACATGATAACTCCCTACCTCTATCAATAAGTAACCCATCAGTTTCTCTAATATCTGCCAAGGTAATTAGGTCAGTTGAACCATTTTCTATTTTCAGATAACTAAAATTAGGTTCGCCTATAATCACATCACGTTCAATAGTATCCAGTACTTTACAATATATTTCTTCACTTAAACTAGACTCAGCAAACTTTTCAACCCCAATTCTGGGTTTTGAACCGTATCTTTGTCTATCAACCCTAATCATCATTTTTAAGTATTCATCCTCAGAAAAATCTTCTCCCAATAAATAACCACGTGGCGAAAATTTTATTGAATATCTCTGAATATGTTCACGAACTGGTCTTTTCCTAACTGCCACATCAAAATTTAATGCTATATTTTTTAAATCATTCTCTAATGCATTCATTTCTGAGTCACTAATAAGTTCTCTAGCATACAACCTATTTTCTATCTCTTTGACTTTTCGTTCACAATCATCTTCTTCATCAGGTTTATTCACATTAAAAGGTTTAACTTTAAATTTGGGTAAATTAATACTCCTCATTTCATTTTTAAGAATATTAAACCAACTCATATAGGCCACTCCATTGTTTTTATGAAATCTAAAAGTTCTTCAGTAATATTATCATCATCCCAAAATATATCTAATTGGACTACAAAACCTATACCTAGATGAGATGAAGAAGGAGAAAGGATTCCTATATGCTGTCTGTTTCTTCTAAATGTCTGACTACTACCTTTTCCTTGTTTGTATGAGTCATACAAAAGCATTTGGGCTTTATAACAAAATACTGTAAATGTTTGTCCATCTACTACTACCTCCTCATGTCTCGAAGTATTCTTTTTCTGAAGAAAATCCAATAACTTACAAAATGCTTCTTCGGGTATCTTATCTACATTATCTTTTTCTACTTTTTTAGTAATGGTGATACGTTTTACTCTATCCTCATCTATTCTATTGATATACGTAATTGCATTATTTTCAATTTTTATATCATCATAACCCTCTACTATATCTTCCA